GGGGAGTCCGTCGTCATGCTAAGTTAGCCATCATTAAGATCACCCTCAATTGCTCAGCCCTATTGAGAAATTAGGCTGTCAGTTGATACCCACCTCGTCTTCACTTGAGGACGAGGTCTCTGCGCAACACCATGGGTCCAGGGAATTCCCGGGCCAGGGCGCTCTGTGAAGAGCTGAAGAAACGCAGTGTCGTCATTGGTTGGCGACTTACTGTTCGACTCAATGCGAGTCCGAACGTAAATCTCTTCCCGCTGCAACTCCCAATTCCAGCGACGTGCAAACGTCCTGTTATCGGGGTCTGTGCGGGTTTTGTAACCAAAGGCGCCAGATCTGTGGGCTACATCCGGGATTAACCGGGGTAGTGTCGACGCTAGATAAGATGATGTCGATAGCATAAACTTTTGGTAAAAGTTGTTTGCCGTCGCCACCACACTAGCTAAAGATCCTGGTTTGCCATCGTACCAACAATGCCAATACGCCGGGGTCACATTGACCCCTCGAAAGGCTTCAACACCACAAGATTCCCGAAAGTTTCCTTTCCAGAATGTTTTGTGAGTGTTGACTTTGAAGTACAATACTTCAAGAGTTGATACTAATAGCTCCCGACTGTCCTCAGGGATGACTATGTCATCTCCGAAGACGGCAATGTCTCCTCGGAGGGTCTCGATGTTCCGTACAGAAGCTCGTAACCCGCGCCTTACCAGGGCGCAGGCAATGGCAACTGTTAGAAAAACGAGTGATTCCACCGGGAAAGTACAGGCGCTGCCCATAGTTGAGAACTTTCTCAACCGGATGACCTCAGGCGCTCTCGCGCTGAGAGTCTGCCGGACACTACGGGTCCGAGACGCTCGAAGGGATCGGAGCAACTTGGGATTTCCCAAGAAGATCGACTCCACGACGTGCGTAGAAACTCGATCGCTTGCTGCTGACAAGTCAACAGTAGCCAATCGGCCGTCGACTGAAGCAATCCTAGCGAGTTCACCATTGTGCGATTGATCACCGAAGTGAACAAACGCGCCAATGAAACAAGCTGCTGATCGCTCAGCGAAGTAGTGCCATATATTCTGCTGGCACCACTGGTTCGCACTCGGCTCTGCGGCGATAAGCCGCGGTTTCGAGTACGACTTCGGGACACCGATGAGTCTAGAACAAGGTTCTTCTGAACCGAGCTCCGGATTACCATCATGTCGTTTTGCCCAAGCCGAATAGCTATGGAAAGCATAATCGGCGTACGGGAACTCGGTTTCCAGAGTAGATGACCAGTCTCGCCAACAGTACTTGTTAGCGATTCCAGTATACTCTGCAACAGCTCCTGGTCCGTGCTTGAACC